GCATTATATGTTGCGGAAATAGCATTCCCATCCTTGGTTAAAGTGGTTAGTCAAACAAAGGCCATGTTGGATTCTTGGTCAACAGTAGTTAGTGAAAGCAAAGACCAATCACAATACTTTAATCCACAGATACCACAATTTTCACAAGCAGGAATGAATCGTAATCAACAATACAATCCTACAAGGGATGATTATGAAAAGTATCGTTGGTTATTTAATCCAAAGTAGTATTTATAAAAGACCTATTTGAATTAAATTATAGAAAATGAGTTCAGAACAAAAATTTACTGTTTGGCAAAGACTATCAAGAGCTCTTGGTCCTGACGCATTATTAAATCAGGATTTTCCTACCTATAAGTTTGATAGGAAGGAATTACTTCGTACAACGGATAAGGCGGAATACGAAAAAGAAAAACTTCAGGCAAGACAATCAATGTATTTGTCAAATCAATTTGCCAAAGTTGAAAGTAACCTTTACAATCAAGCAATTTATTATGAACCAAATAGATTAGCGAGTTACTATGACTACGAGTCCATGGAATATACTCCTGAGATTGCCGCAGCATTGGACATTTACGCCGAAGAATCTACAACACCAAACGAAGATGGTTTTATTCTACAAATTTATTCAGAATCTAAAAGAATAAAATCCGTATTAGCCGATTTATTTAATAATTCTTTAGATATTAACACTAACTTACCCATGTGGACAAGAAACACATGTAAGTATGGTGACAACTTTATTTATCTCAGACTTGACCCTGAAAAAGGGGTTATTGGTAGTATTCAGCTCCCAAACATTGAAGTTGAAAGATATGAGTTGGGTATGTCAGAAAGAATGGGTACCTCTAACATCAAAACACCTGACAATAGTAAAGGTCTTAAATTTACTTGGAAATCTAGAAATATAGAGTTTCAACCATGGGAAATAGGTCACTTTAGATTATTGGGGGATGATAGAAAACTTCCTTATGGTACATCCATGTTGGAAAAATCAAGACGTACTTGGAAACAACTTTTGTTATCAGAAGATGCGATGTTAATTTATAGAACATCAAGAGCACCTGAAAGAAGAATTTTCAAAGTGTATGTTGGTAACATGGAAGATGATGATATTGAAGCATACGTACAAAGAGTTGCCAACAAATTCAAAAGAGAACAAATTGTAGATTCAAAGACAGGTAATGTTGATATGAGATTCAACCAAATGGCGGTTGACCAAGATTATTTCATTCCTGTAAGAGACCCGGCACAACCTTCTCCAATTGAAACTTTGCCAGGAGCAACAAACCTTTCTGAAATTGCCGATATTGAATACATTCAGAAAAAACTTGTAACAGCACTTCGTATCCCAAAAACATTCTTAGGATTTGAAGAAACTGTTGGTGATGGAAAATCATTAGCATTACAGGATATTCGTTTTGCTAGAACTATCAACAGAATTCAAAAATCAATGTTGCAAGAGATGAATAAAATTGCTATTATTCACCTTTTCTTATTGGGATTTGAAGAAGAAGTTTCAAACTTTACTTTAGGTTTAACAAACCCTTCAACACAAGCTGATTTATTAAAAGTTGATTTGTGGAAGGAAAAAATGTTGTTGTATAAAGATGTTGTTACAGACCCAGGAAACGGTATTCAACCAGCATCTTCAACATGGGCTAAAAAGCACATATTTGGTTGGTCTGATGATGAAATTAGAACTGACTTACTACAACAAAGAATGGAGAGAGCCATTGGTGAGGAACTTAAAAATACTCCAACAGTTATTGTTAAGACAGGTATCTTTGATACATTGGATAAGTTATATGGTACTAAAGAAGGAGCGGGAGCACCGGCAGCACCTCCAGGTGAAGTTAGTGAACCCGCAGCAACAGAACTCCCCGGCGGATTAGGTGGTGGATTTGATGCTGAGTTTGGTGGAGGAGGAGGAGGAGGAGCGCCTGAAACACCTGAAACCCCACCTGGTGAAGAAGCCGCAGTAACACCTGAATCTACCAGTATAAAGGACTTAAATATTCTCTTAGAAAATGATATTCATGGTTCAAAATTCTTAGATTTAAGTATTGGTCAACAAAACTTAGGAAAAATTGCTGAAGAATTGGATAAGTTACTTGGTTCGTAATATTTATTTATGAATCCAAATAACCCCCACAAACATGACATTCGGAGAAATTAAATCAATTATCGAAAAAAACCTACTGGAATCTTACAGTAATCCAGCCAACTTTAAGAAAACTCTTAGAGAATTCAAACATAATATTTTAGAAAACAAAGCTTACTCGAAGTTATATTCGTTGTATGATGACTTATCTACACCTAAAAATCTTAGTAGTGAATATGCTGAAGAATATTTGGAAGAAGGTATCTCGTTGATTAGATACATATTGGAAAATGTAAAATTACCAAAAAAAGGTGGTAATGTTGAAAACCTATACAAAGATTTAGATATCTTGGTATATCTTGATTCAATAAACATTCAAGAAAGGGTTCAATCTAAAAAGAATGTTTTGGGCGTGTTAATGTCAAAACCTAAAATTAATGAGAATCTTACACAGATTCCATTAAAATCTATGGTGACTATTGCTAATCAAACAATTCAAAAGTATTTGGATACTTTGGATGAAACAACCAAAAAGAACGTTTTTCACGTTTTCGCCGGCAACCAAGAAGATTTAGAAAAAGAGTTTGAAACTTTAAAAGAAAATACAATTCAAAAATTATCTTCTTTAAAAGACAATGAATCTGAAAGTGATGTTGTAAAAACTATCAAAGAGACAATTGAAAAAATTCAGTCTGAAAAATTTGACCAACTCAATTATGTAAGATTGAAACAACTTGGTGAATCTATTGTTCTTGAGTCCTAATCTTTTGTTTGTATTGGGCTGACAATTTTTTCTTTCTCTTAATTACCGATTTTTTATCAAACTCCTTAAGTTCAAGGAGTTTTTTTGTTTGCTTGGTTTTGATTACCTTTCCTTTAAGTTCTTTAAGGGACTTTTCAATGTTACCTTTTACTACAACTATTAACATATACAAGAAATATTTGGTAATTTGGTAAAATTCAGTTATAATTTTTAAAAAGACAATAAAAGTTAGAAATTTAACTTAATGAAAAAAGGCAAAACAATTAAAATCAATCAATATGAATCTTTGAAAACATCTTATGGTACTGTTGATTCTAAGAATTTAAAGTCATTGTACATAAACCTTCAAACGTGGGTATTACCTAAAGATGAATATGAAAATTGGGTAAGAATTGTTGGGAATCTCAGTAGAGAGATTAAACATTCTGTTTATGAAAGTTTAAATGGAGAACTATTCCATGAAAATTTTATCGTTGATTTAGATTTGAGAACTAGTGGGATTCAAGTAGGTAAAAAAAGTTTTATGAATCTTGAAATAAACTTGTTTACCAAAAATGAATTAGATTTTAAATCAACAATAGTTAAAGATTCAGTGAAAAAAATTATCAAAGAAATCTATAAAAATTGTATCATACGAAATACTAAATTTTTATTTTCATCATCCAAAAACCCTATATCGGAGAAAACATTCCTATAACTTAGTATTTATCATTTAAAAGATAAGATGAAAGATTATAGAATATTAAACGCCAGTGAAACGGGTAGGGGTATTTTAGTTGAAATGGATGCAGGATGGATATCACCATCAGACCCAAAAAATGTTGACATTCTTCGTGAACAAAAAGAATTAGACTATAGGAATCCTTTTGAGTTTTATGCTGTACTACAGAAGTACGGTGTACCTAATAGAAACGGTAGAGTGTATCCTGAAAAGATTTTAAAGAGAGAATCTGAAAAATACAAGACCTCAATTAAAAAAGGTCTATCAACTTCTGAATTAAATCACCCTGAGTCATCTCTCATTGACTTGGATAGAGTTTCACATCTTATTACCGATATTTGGTGGGATGGTAATGTTCTAATGGGTAAATTAAAATTATTAACTTCACCAGGATTTCACGAAAAAGGTATTGTTTCTACTAAAGGTGACATTGCTGCTAATTTAATGAGACAAGGTGTTACTATGGGTGTATCTTCTCGTGGAGTAGGTTCAATAAAGAAAGTTGGTGAACAAAATGAAGTACAAGATGATTTTGAACTTATTTGTTTTGATTTAGTATCGTCACCGTCAACACCCGGTGCATACCTCTTCAACAACCCTGAAGATAGAGTTAAGTACGAAGAAAACTTGGATGAGGAAAAAAAAGAACACATTAAAGACCACGGAATAGAAAAATCAGTTGACTTAATGAAAAAATTATCCGATTTTTTGGGAAGATAAAAAACTTTAAATTATGGATGAGAAATTCTTTGTAGCAAAAATTGTGTACGAGTTACCTGACGAAAATTCGGGTAGATTAAAAAAAATTCGAGAAGAGAAATTGGTTAAAGGTTATTCAGTTACCGACGTAGAAGCCAAGGTCACTGAGAAGTATCAAGGCTTTCAACACGATTGGAGAATTATTTCAGTTGGTGAAAGTAAAATTGATGAAGTAATCGAATAATATTAAAGTGGTCAAATTTGACCACTTTTTTTTTATCTATTTTTGAGGTTTTTTCTTAATGAAGGCTTCAAAAATGGATTTTTTTGTTTGTTGCAATATTTATTAAGAAAAATAATAATGCAAGAAACTAAAAATTTAGTTGAAGAGGCTTTGATTCAAATGAGAAATGTTGAAGAAGTAATTGCCGAAAACGCAAAAGGAATACTTGCTTCTACTATGAAGGAAGAAATCAGTCAGTTAGTAAAAGAATCTCTTTCAGAACAAGAAACTGAAGATGAGGTTGAAATGGATACTGAGTTGGACATGGTTGACATGGACGACGAAGTTGATAACGACGAGGAAGAAATCGGAATGGATGACATGGGAATGGATGACATGGGAATGTCTGACATGGAAGACGAAGACACCATTGATTTATCAAACGCATCAGACGAGGAAATCTTGAAAATCTTCAAATCTATGAGTGAAGAAGATGGTATTATCGTTAAGAAAGATGGTAAAGACGTACACATCACAGATACTGATGAAGACGTTGAGTACATCGTAAAACTTGACGAGTCAGAGGACATGGAATTCAACGAAGAGTTGGATGAAGAAGACACTGATTTAGATGCTGTATTAAGTGCTTTAGGACTTGATGAAGAAATGGACAATGAAATGTCTGAAGAAGATGATGAAGTTGTTTACGAAATTGAGATGTCTGATGAAGATGGAATGATGGAAGAGTACGATGAAGATATGGATGATTCTGAAGAAGATGAAGACATGAATTCTGAAGACTATCACCTCGAAGAAGCTAAAATGACTGTAAAACCAAAAGGCGTTGGAATGGGAAATCCTAAATTTAAGTACGGTAAAACATTACCAAAAAAGGGTTTCGACGAAAAGAAAAAAGAAGGTCCAAAAACTATGGGTACTGGTAAAGCTAAATTCGAATTCAAAGAAGGTGAAATGGAAGAAAACTATGGTTCTAAAAAACACGAATACAAACGTAAGGATGTAGACGGTGTTGAAAAGAAGGCTGGTGAAAAGAAAGGACACTACAAAGATTATGAAAAAGAAGAAACTAAAGAAGCTGCTAGAACTTATGGTATGGGGTCTAAAGAAGGTAGAGGTTTGAGAAAAGGTATCACTAATAACAGAAATTACAATTACACTAACAACGGTGTTAAAGTAGAATCTGTTGATACTGAAATGAAAGTACTTAGAGAGAAAAACGAAGAATATAGAAAAGCATTAAATGTATTCAGAGAAAAACTCAACGAAGTGGCTGTTTTCAATTCAAACTTGGCTTACGCAACTAGATTGTTCACTGAACACTCTACTACCAAAAAAGAAAAAATAAACATTTTGAGAAGATTTGATTCTGTAGAATCTTTAAAAGAATCAAAACAACTCTATAAAACAATCAAAGACGAGTTAGGTCATGTTGATACTAAAAACATCAATGAAAGTGTTGACAAAGTTGTTAACAATTCAATGAGTTCAGGTTCATCACAAAACCTAATCGAGTCAAAGACATACGAAAATCCACAATTCTTAAGAATTAAAGATTTGATGTCAAAAATCTAAATAAACTAAAAACAAAAAAACCAAAACTAAAATGGGAGCATTATTAGAATCAGGTCTTGTAGGTAACATCGGTCTTAAGCACTTGAAAGTTATCAAAGAAGACACAATTAACAAATGGGACAAATTAGGGTTCCTAGAAGGCTTAAAAGGTCACCTAAAAGAGAACGTCGCTCAATTATATGAAAACCAAGCGTCACACCTCATCAATGAAGCATCAACAACTGCTGACTCAGGTTCGTTCGAAACTGTAGTTTTCCCAATCGTAAGAAGAGTATTCTCTAAACTTTTGGCTAACGACATCGTTTCTGTACAAGCAATGAACCTTCCTATCGGTAAGTTGTTCTACTTCGTACCTTTCATTCAGGAGTATGAAGTTGAAACCGCTACAAACGCTCAACACTACGCACCTTATGGAGCACCTAACGCTGCTTCAGGTCAAACACCAAACAGTGGTTACAACCCAAACACTCAGAAAGACTTGTATGACAAGTTCTATGAAGGTAACGAACCAGCTCTTGACCCACCAGGTCTTTACGATTACTCAAGAGGTGAGTGGACTGCTATAACCGCACCAAACGCTACTGTTAAGTGGATAGGTGATGTTATGCTTCCTGCAGATTATGCATATAACTCAGCTACCACAAAAGTATTGTTAGTTATGTCAGGTTTCGCACCAGACGGAGCAGGTAAACTTATCGGTCCTGACGGTCAACCTATGGATACTGAGACTTTCTTGGCGGGTATGACAATCAGAGGTAAGTCAACTAACGTTTACACTTCGGCTAACACAGCTAATAACTACTTGTTCAGAGTTGTAACTCAGAGATACGGTAAGGGTATTGTTCAATACGGTCAAAACCAAACCTTAGCGTTCCCAAGTTCTAAAACTGACGGTGGTACTTACTACGACGTATGTGACGCAACAGGTAGAATTTACTTGGAAGTTGATTTAACTACTCCATGTACAGTTTCAACTAACTCTATTGAT